GCGCCCCCTCTCCCACTCTTTTAAAGTAAGGTATATCATGGCAGCAAAGAAAAATAAAGAAATCAATCACAATAGTTTAGTTACTATTAAACCAATTACTGAAAATCAGAAACAAGTTTTTGCATCTTGGAAGAAAGGTAAAAATCAATTTCTATTTGGTTGTGCGGGAACAGGTAAAACTTTTGTGTCCCTGTATCTAGCCCTTCAAGACGTTTTTGATTTGAAAACAAAATACGACAGAGTTGTATTAGTTCGTTCTCTTATTCCTACTAGAGAGATCGGGTTTCTGCCTGGCGATGAGGAAGACAAATCTGCATTGTATCAAATACCATATCAAAACATGGTGCAGTTTATGTTTGAGATGCCTAATGAACAAGCGTTTAATGGTTTGTATGATAAACTAAAAAATCAAGCAAGTCTCTTCTTTTTATCAACTTCTTTTCTAAGGGGGTTGACATTTGATAATAGTATCATTATAGTAGATGAATGTCAGAACTTAAACTTTCATGAGCTAGATACAATTATTACAAGGGTGGGACAAGATTCTAAGATTGTATTCTGTGGTGACTTTGGCCAGACAGATTTACAAAAAACAAATGAGAAAAATGGATTACATGACTTCTTACGTATTCTAGAGGAAATGGAAGAGTTTAATTGCACAGAGTTTACTATAGGTGATATAGTTCGCTCTGGGTTTGTTCGTAGTTATCTTATTAACAAAACCAAATTAGGAATAGGTGTAGAATAATGGCATATATTTGTCCAGATTGTGGCCACCGTCATGAAGGAGAGGAGCCACCTACAGAGGATTGTCCCATATGTGGTTGTCCTGCTGAAGATTATGAAAAGGAAGCGTAATGGATATTGAAAAGTTAAGAAAACAATTAGAGATTGATGAAGGTATTGTTCATGAGGTATATCTTGACCATCTTGGGTTAGCCACTTTTGGCATTGGCCACTTGGTCATAGACAGTGATCCAGAATATGGAGCCGAGGTAGGAACAGCAGTTGCAGAATCTAGATGTATTGAAGTTTTTAACCAAGATGTTGAAATAGTTTTATCTGACTGTAAAATTCTTTATCCAGACTTTGATGAGTTACCAGAAGAGGTTCAGCAGATAATTGCAAATATGATGTTCAATATGGGTCGCCCTCGTTTAAGTAAGTTCAAAGGAATGAAAGCCGGAGTTGATGCTCGTGATTGGGAACGAGCAGCAGACGAGATGGTTGATAGTGCTTGGTATCGTCAAGTAACAAAACGAGCAGATCGGCTTGTTGTAAGAATGAGAAATGTGTAATGAAAATAGACTATGCTTTTTATTGGAGAGAGTTTTCTTGGAAAATGTATGATATTGCAACTATTTTGTTTGACGATACAAAAAATGATTTGCGATCATTACCAAAAACAGTTCGGTTTCAAATCCTAACAACCCTAAGTGCAGTATGGTCTATTGCATTTTCTCTACTTGTTTTTGAAACAATTTATGAAATATCATATGGCTGGGGTGGCCTAATGCTCGGTCATGTTGCAATCATCGTTGCTGCCTATGTTACATTTCATGCATTTAAAGACGTTAAAGAGAAGCACTCTAAAATCGGTCACACTGTAGGATCATGGGATGAGTGCATTGACTATCTAGAGAAAAAAGATGGCTGATGAGATTAAGTATACTCAATTACAGTGGGATAGAGAAATAGGTTGGGGTGAAGTGCCAAAAGAATATGCACATGAGACTAAACTTGAAGAATACAAACGCAAAATAAACTATGATGTTTGGGAAGATGTTGCTCATGTGCAAGGTATCACCTTTAATCGCCAACCGTATAATATAAAAGAAGTTAATTTAAACTATAGCATGAAAGCAAATGAATATGTTCAACCACGTACAGACAAGCCTACCAGAAGTAACAACAGAAACGATAAATCGTAAAAGATTTTATGTAACACCAGAGGGAGAAAAGTATCCCTCTATAACTACTGTTCTCTCTAATCGTAAGAAAGAGGGGCTATTTGAGTGGCGTAAACGTGTTGGTAACGATGTTGCAAATTATGTAGCAAGAACTGCTGCATCCAGAGGAACCAAAGTTCACCATATGTGTGAAGACTATCTCAATAACGAGTTTGATGAGGAGAAACATAAAAAGGATTTCTTACCGTTCTGTTTATTCAATCAACTAAAAAATAAAGCTTTAACTAATGTGAATAACATCCATGCACAGGAAGCAGGTCTTTACAGTGATAAATACAAGGTAGCAGGCCGTGTTGATTGCATTGCAGAATATAAAGGTGTTCTATCAATTATCGACTTTAAAACCTCTTCTAGAGAGCGGAATGACGATTGGAATGAAAATTATTATATTCAGACCGCTGCATATGCTGAAATGTTTGAGGAGAGGACAGGTTTGAAGACTAGTCAAATTGTTATTCTTGTGGTAACTGAAGACGGAACTGTTCAAGAGTTTGTTAAAAACAAACAAGATTATCTTTCAATGTTGGAAGAGTCTATGCACGAATGGAGAAAATTAAATGAAACACCTATCAATAATGATGGCGATGTTTCTAATAGCGGGTTGTCAGACTACGCAACTGCCTGAGAAAACAAAGCCTGAGGAAAAAGTATCTAAAGTAGAACTCGTAGAAGAAAACACAGGAGAACTCCGTAATCCCTTTGAAGCCTTTGAAGTTCTACCACCAGATATATTAGTAACTAGTCAAAAACCTGTCGTATGTGGAAGATTGGATACCATGTTAAATAATGTTTTTACTCAATATGGTGAATCTCCTATAATTGTAGGTACAGCAGATAACAAAAGTGCATATACAGGAGAAGAAGTTTCATCTATGATAACATTAACACATAATAGTGAAACTGGTACGTATAGTTTTCTTGAGCAAATGCCAACAGAGAAAAGACTTGTATGTATGTTGTCTAGTGGAAAGGCTAAAATTAAATTAAAAGTTTCTGGAATAAGTTCTTGACAATTTGATTTCATTGTGGTATAAATATAATACAGTTCGTTGATACGGATTGAAAGACGTACAGGACTTGGGGGCAGTACCCAACGCCTCCACCAAAAGTCCATTGTGGGCCGGTGGGTTTTTGATGGGGGCGAAATAGGATCGACTGGCGTGGAATAGAGAAGTGGAGAATTGTCGGATGACTCCGTTATTGGTCAAAACACTAAACGCAAACGATAACTTTGCACCTATGGCACTCGCTGCTTAAATAAGCAATAAGTGTTCGGAGTTTCGGTAGGTTCCTTGGCAACAGAATAACCTACCACTACTCTTTCCATAAGGGAAGAGAACAAAAAAGGAGTCTATTGCTGTATATCGACTTCGGACGCAGCAGGGGTCATCACCTAATAGATGCGTGGGGGGTCACGGTTAACCCCCCAATTTTTAAGGAGTACAAATGGCATACAGCGACAAGTTAATAGATCATTATGAAAACCCTCGTAACGTGGGTGCTTTGAATAAAGATGAAAATGATGTAGGAACTGGTTTAGTTGGAGCTCCTGCTTGTGGTGATGTTATGAAACTACAGATTAAAGTTGATGAAGATAGTATCATAAAAGATGCTTGTTTTAAGACTTTTGGTTGTGGTTCTGCAATAGCCTCAAGTTCTCTTGTTACTGAGTGGATCAAGGGTAAGACACTAGATGAAGCAACGAGTATAAAAAATACAGACATTGCAAAAGAATTAGCATTACCACCTGTTAAGATACATTGTTCAGTTCTCGCTGAAGATGCAATCAAGGCTGCAGTTGCTGATTATAAAACTAAAAGAAGTGAATTGAACAAATAGGACTAATGATGAATACGACTAAAACATTCTCTCTTAAAATAGAGAGTATCGCACAAGAAAAAAGAATTACACACATGGAAGCAGTACTTTGGTATTGTAAAAAAGAAGGTATCGAACCAGACACAGTGAGTAATTTAATATCTAAAGCTCTTAAACAGAAGATTGAAGCAAATGCAAGAGATTTGAATTTTCTTCCTCGTCAAGCACAATTACCAGTATAGGATATATTATGTACACAAAACTAATCACACCAATATTTGTTCTTGGTGTTCTTGGAGCTTGTTCTCCTGGCCAAGTAGAACTCAATAAAGGTCAAGCTAATTATGCGTGGGTTGGATGCCATGTAGTAACACAAAACCCTGCTCCAAGTGGAGAATGGGCTACGAGTGTTCATGCTGGTGATCTACCAATTGGTTCAAAGTTTTACTTGAAACAAGTAAGTCCAGATGGAACAGTTGGGCCAGTTACTACTGGAGAACCTTGTAATCAATTCCCAGCCGATTAAAATAAACTGTGACATTATGCCAGCAATTGATGTTTATTTGATGTATTGTGCTTTAAAAGCTCACTTTAAAGGTGATTATGATTATCACAAATTTAGTGGACGAACAAAGATCAAAAGAGAATCTTTTTATAAAAGAAAAGATAGATTCTTTTTTGTTCGGGCAGCAGTCAAATACAAAGACACTGAAATTTTAAACTTCTTTGTGGCAAACTTTATTCAAGACCGTTCTGGTTATATCGCAAACTTCAATGATAACAATTATGAAACTTGGGTGCAGAAGAGAAAAATGTTCTATGAACTATTTTCTCAAGAGATGCAACCATTTGTCAAAAACTTTGAGCCCCTATTTGAGTGTAAGGATAATCAACATCCATTACTCTTAAAAGAATATTTGGGTAAGAGGATTTCTTTAGAGACTATGATCGTGTTAGATGATCTGGTGCAGTATAGTAAAAAATGGAAAAAGGAGTTGGAATGGGATGACTTTGTGTGGCCCGATGTAAAAAAACTTATGAATAATTACAAAGGGTTCTTGACAATTAATACTGATAAGTATAGAATGAAATTATTGAAACTTATAGAGGAGTCCAGCTAATGGAAGTCACTGTACATCTTGACGGTAATCCTGCCGTAAGAGAAGAAGGGTTTTTTGAGAGTAAAGTTACTACTCTTGAGAACCAAATCAAGGCATTGCAATATGACAATGCTCAACTCACTGTGCAAAACAGTGAACTAAGTCAGCGAGTTACTAAACTTGCTACTCGTCAACCCTCATGGCCTAAGGGGTATTCTCCTCGTAGGCATGATCGCTTCAAGAAGAGGGGATAAGTGGTATAGCCGGCGTAGCTCAGTTGGTAGAGCAGTTGCTTTGTAAGCATCATGTCAGGGGTTCGACTCCTCTCGCCGGCACCATTTTTTGGTAGAACACTTTATAATTATAAATAGTGGTATACCAAGGAGAGTAGTATGGGAACAAATAAATTAGTAACTTTTTATTGCAGCTGGTGTGATAAGGAACACCAATCACACAAATATTCATCTGGGCAAAAATATTGTTCTAATGCTTGTCAAATGGAAGCTCAGAGACATCAAAAGATTGATGATTGGATAGATGGTAAATGGACAAATGGTGCTAAAAATTTCCAAGTACGAAAATGGCAAAAAGAACACCTATTAGAACGTGCTGGTTATAAATGTCAATGTTGTGGACAAAGTGATGAATGGAATGGAAGACCTCTAGTATTACAAGCTGACCATATAGATGGAGATGCATCTAACAATGATAGAGACAATTTCCAAATATTATGTCCAAACTGTCATAGTCAAACCACTACATATGGAAACAAGGGTGGTAGAACTAGTGCTAGAGTTAGAGTTTAAGGAATAAAGTATGAAAGAATTTATATATGATTCGTGGAATAGTGTTATGGATGCAAAACATAATCCACTACGACATATTAAAGACATACAAGTAAGACATCTTGTATTACAGGTTCTTGCTTGGATGTGGTGTATCATATTTGCAATAATGGTTGGAAGTTGGACAGTATGGGGAATAAGTGTGATTGCACACATTGCTTTCATTGCGGGAATTGTGCTTACAGTTGCAGCGTTTGAAACGGCAAAACGTAGTCCACACTCATTTAATTTTGTCAACGGCTATCATAGTCCTAGCCGTAGTAGAGGTAGTGTCTGGGTAGATGGAAAACGTATTGACCTTCCTAAGGGCGATCCAGGCGGAGAACATGAATAATGAAAGTTAAACTAATTGATCATATGGGCAGTGACTTATCAGTAGTAAATGCTGCTCGTGTATCTTTCTCAAAAACA